GAGTGTTGGATTGTCCTCCTAAACTAAAGATCAATTCAATCTCTGACGGGACTACAATGGAGCCCCAATTGGTTTATGAATTTAGTCAATTCATAAGCACCCATTTCCTCTCTTCCCTTGGTCGCTACTCAAAAGCGGTCATGGGAGGAGTAAGGAGTGGGGATTGGTCTTCATTGTCGTTCATGAAGGGTCTCAAAGCCTTACCTTTTATGATTTCTAAGAGTTCTCCAGCCGTTCGAGGTGGGAACGTACCCGGAGGGGCTCAGGCGACATCGCCTGCTGCTCTTCTGGCTAGTGCCCATGCTTGGTTTATCTCTCCGCTTTTTCCGTATCTACGGAATTGGTGTGAGATGACAAACTCGTTATGGGTTATTAACAGGATCGAGCAGTGGGGTCAGAGACTGTGGGTTTGGGAGGATTCCCTACCGCTGTCTTCTGACTCTCCTGGGTGTCCCTTCGAAGCAACGAATCATCTCGGGCGTTTGGGGTTCAAAGAGGAACCTGCGGGTAAGGTGAGAGTGTTTGCCATGGTGGATCCATTTACTCAATGGCTCTTTGATAAGCTACATCGGCGTATCTTTGAGCTATTGTCCATGATTCCTCAAGATGGTACATTCGACCAAGTACGGCCGATTTATCAATTGTTTGAATGGAAACGGAAGAAAGAGCTAACAACTCGTTCTTCTATTTCTCTTCATTCTTTTGATTTATCGTCCGCAACTGATCGAATACCTATCATCTTACAGAAGGTTCTTCTGTCTCCCTTCCTAACAAGTTGGGGGGCTGAATTATGGGCATCCCTGTTGATTGGTCGGGAGTACCATTGTGGGAAAAACTACGTTACTATGGTAAAGGGTAGAAAGGTTTCTATTCCTTTATCTAGTACGGGTTATCTCATATATGGCACCGGTCAACCAATGGGAGCATTGAGTTCATGGGCGATGTTGGCATTCATCCATCATGCTTTCGTTCAGTGGTCTGCCTTCAAGGCAGGTAAGATAAAGTGTGGAACAGGTTGGTTCGCAGGCTACGCCATCTTGGGAGATGACGTCGTCATAGCAAGTCAAGCTGTGGCCAAAGAGTACGTGACACTAATGTCTCGTATGGGAGTAGGAATCGGGGCTCATAAATCTATGAGTTCCGGTTCAGGCTCCGCCTTGGAATTCGCGAAACGGAC